GTCGTGGCTGGAGATTCCGCAGATGGAGGGCAAGACGGCAAAATTAGTCCGCATGACTATTAGTTGCGGATTTTAGGGAAACATTTTTTTTACGTTCTTTCGCTGAAAGACCGCAGATTCATATTTCTTTTGTCTGTCACCTTTTTAAAGGCTAAGCCGTATTCCACTGGAAACCAGTAGTCTACGGCTTGTTTTGGTTGCGGAGGCAGGACTCGAACATGCGACCTCCAGGTTATGAGCCTGGCGAGCTACCAACTGCTCCACTCCGCGATGTTTTCTGAAATCGGGTGCAAAGGTACTCATTTTTCTCGATATAGCCAAATGTTTTTGAAAGAAATTGTAAAAATTAGGTATTTTATTACATTTTCCGTACAAAAATTTGGCCAAATCAAAGGTATTTCTTAATTTTGCACATGGTATTTGCATTGTGCAATACATATTGTAAAATAGGTTACGACTATGTCCATATCCAAGACACGACAGAAATTGGTCGACGTGGCACGCCAGCTGTTTGCTAAAAACGGGCTGGAAAACACGACGATGAACGACATTGCCCAGGCTTCGGGCAAGGGGCGCCGCACGCTTTACACCTATTTTAAGTCTAAGGAGGATATTTATTATGCAGTGATCGAGTCGGAGCTGGAGCGGCTGAGCGACAAGTTGGACGAGGTGGCTGCACGTAAAATCCGTCCGCAGGACAAGATCATCGAGCTGATATACATGCACCTGAGCATGATACGCGAGACGGTGGTGCGCAACGGCAACCTTCGTGCCGAGTTCTTCCGTAACATCTGGATGGTCGAGAAGGTCCGCAAGCATTTCGACGATGCTGAGGTGGAGCTGTTTCGCAAGGTGTTTACCGAGGGTAAGGAGGATGGCGAGTTTGATATAGATAATGTTGACCTCGTGGCCGACATCACGCATTACTGCATTAAGGGTCTTGAGGTTCCTTACATCTATGGCCGCATAGGTCATGGCATGAAGGAGGAAGACACCAAGCCTCAGGTGGCCAAGTTTGTGTATGGCGCCTTGGGAAAGGTACAGAAGAGATAACAACATATTATTAATATACAAAAAACATTTATGGGATTATTAGAAGGTAATCGCGGCCTAATAGCCCGAAAACCTTATTTACAGGGGTTTTCCGTATTTTTCCATTCTCTCGACTACTCTAATTTTTAGGTAAAATAAGGCTCTTTAGGGTGCTTTTTGGTGTATAATTCAGCAAATTTTCAGCAAATCAGATATGGCAAAATCAACTTTGAGACTTGACACCCGCCGGGCTTTGAACGATGGCACGTACCCGGTGCAAATCGTCGTAGGGCATGGTACTAACATCTACCTTAGTACGGGTATCTACGTAACCGCTGACGATTGGGATAGCACGGCAAAGCGGGTAACGGGCAAAGGTGCAAAGAAAACAAACGACGTGCTTGTTACGCTCCTGACGATGGTAGGTAATCGTATCTTAGAACTCATGGAAAACGGCCAATGGCGTAAACTTACGCGGGCGCAAATTAAGGAAATGCTTACGCGGCTTGACCTTGAAAAGCCCACCGTTGGCGTACCGTCTCTTTACGACCTCATACAAAAGACTTTGGAGGGCCGGGCGACTAACACTAAGTACATTGCCAAAACCGCGATTATCAGGCTTAATAAATTCTGTGGCGATTGTACTAAGTTGTACTGCGAACAAATTACCCCGGTATGGATAGACGATTTTTATACCTCGATGGCCGATTTGTCTATAAACACCCGTGCCGCCTACGTTAAGGTAGTGCGCCGGGCCATTAACTACGCCCTCGACCATGACGTTACTACTAACAACCCATTCAGGCATTACCGCGTAAAGACAGAAGAAACCCGTATGCGTGTTTTGCCGTTGGCTAAGATGCGCCAACTTATAGAACTTGATACCAGATACCATTATACCGAATACCGCGATTTGTTTCTACTCTCTTTCTATCTAATCGGTATCAATATGGCAGATTTGGCCGGGCTTACCCATGACAGCGTAGTAGATGGACGTATAGAATACCGGCGGGCTAAGACGGGCAAACTATATAGCATAAAGATTGAGCCGGAAGCGGCGGCAATACTTGAACGGTACAAAGGCAAAAAGCACCTGTTAAGTATGTTTGACCGCTGCACTAACGTAAAAGCCTACGGCGGTACGTTAGACAATGCGCTGGCGCGTATCGGTGTGCCTGAACTTGGCAAAGACGGCCAACCCGTAAAGCATAAGAACGGCCAACTAAAGATGACACCTATAGACAAAAAACTTTCGTGGTATTGGGCGCGTTATTCGTGGGCCACCTACGCGGCTGAATTGGATATACCAAAGGACACTATCAGCGAAGCGTTAGGCCACTCGCACGGTGCAAAGGTTACGGGTATCTACATCAAATATAACCGGGATAAGGTAGACGCGGCCAACCGCAAAGTAATAGATTACGTGTTAAGAAAAGGCGAAAACCTTAACGTATAGGTTGCGAAATGTTAAAATTTAGCCAAAAAAATCGTTTTAAGGGCGTTTTAGCCGTTGGGTGGTATAGTTGCAAGGCAAAGCGACAAAACGCGCTCTACGGTCATTTCTGATATGTCTACGCAAAACAACCCCGCCTCTATCCTCTCGGACTGACGCGGGCAAAGCACTATTTACAGAAAACGTAATGCGTCGTTAAAACTTTCTTTTCAGGTATAGGAATAAAGCCCAAAGCAAAGCGGCAATGCAACAAAGCCCGCCAATCTTTGCTAAGACGGTCTGATACCAAACGGGCTTTTCTATCTTTGTTTCGCTCTCTCCGTGGCTCGTCTTGGATTCGTCGGCCTTAATGCCGTTGGCTTGCTCGTTATGCACCCGGCTTATTTCGTCGGCTATGGTAACGCCTCTTTCTTCATGCCGGGCGGCTTTGCGGTTGCCTTTGTAGGACTTCACCCCGGACAAAGTGACGTTGCCCGCCGTGTCGATGGTGATAGTACCCCCGCCGTCCACAAACTCTACTACCTCACTTTCCTCTTCGGTCTGCGTTGTTTTAGTCGTATCTGTCAGGTCGTGGGTCGCTGTCAGGCTGTCGGCTGCGGTCTTAGTTGTGTCGATAAGTGATACCGTGCTACTTTCATCGGTAACTACTTTCTTTGTCCTACACCCGGCAAACATCAGGCAAAACAGGGCAAAGGCAATCAGGAACAAATACGTACTGCATCCGTTACTATTCTGTAGCCTATATTGCTGATACCAATACTTATTATACTCGCTTCTCATACGCCCGAAAATTTAATGTCGTTAAGACGATTAAGCCAACCGGCCTTGTATTTAAGATTCTTTGGTCGGGCCTTGCAAATCCTGTCAATGTAGGCCAGCCGCTCTTTTTTGAGCAAATCGAAAAGGGCTTTTGGGTCGCGGGCGTTAATAGCCGCTAACGTCTTGGGGCCTACTACGCCGTCGGCCTTAACGCCAATGACCTTTTGTGGCACGGTAATACCGTAGTTGCCACTTGCCCAAACGAAATCTACAAGCATCAGGGCAATAGAGGCGTTAGTAATCTGGTCGGCTTTCCACTTATCCCAAAACATCGTTTTAAGGATAGCCAACCAATCCGCGTACTTAATATCTTTAAGTCTCTGCACGGTTGGACGCGGGTAGCCTTTTTTACGGCAATATTCCGTATAGGTTGCCAACGTAACACCGCACATCGTAGCCCCGCCTAAATCGTCGGGGTCGTTTGCAAATCCGCGTTTCTTCGCTTTCTCAAAAAGCTGCTCGTTTGTCAGGGTCGCCCCTGTCGTGCCGGTTTCCCATTTCAGGATAAAAGGCACAATGCTTTCTACTTTTGCCATAATATCGTTTTTAGGGGTTAATATCAATATCCGTTTTGTGGCTCTCGCTGTGCGCACTTAGGGCGCACACATCGAAAACGTTGCAATTCCAAATCGACTTTCGCCTTTTCTTGCATCAGATTAAAATACTTGTCTTGGACTTCGCGTAGCCGGTCGGTCTGATTAGCAAACCGTTCCTCTTTCTCCTTTAACTGCTGCTGCAAAAACTCTACCGTCTCGCGTAAAACGCCAAACTCTGCTCCGTCGGCCTCTGCCTCTGCTTTATCTGCTTCGGCTCTCTCCTTGCGTTTGTTGCTGCGGATATTAAGCATATACTTAATTAACTCCCAACCGCCAACGGCTGCGCCCATCGACGCAATAATACCGAAAATATCCGTGTACTCCATTTTTCTATTTCTTGTATAGTTCTATCTGTATTTCGTTATCGCGCTGCTCGATAATCACCACGTAACGGGTTTCTAACAGGTGTAAAAGGCCCATGTCGATTACGTCAGCGCGTAGCGTAACCGGGTCTTTGGGTTCTACTTCAATAATCGCCATCTCGTATTCTTTTATAGGTTTGTAATCGCTTTTTATACTTGTTCTTTAAGGCTACTACCTCGTAGCGGCCTTTGATATAGATATATTCGTATGCTTTCGGCTCTATCATGCTAAGTATTTTCTTTCGCATACCGTATTCGTTGCAGTGCCTCATTATGCCTAAGTACGAATTTATAGAGGCTACGGCGTGTTCAACTTGCCGTAAGGTTTTGGCGTTGTTTAACCGCCTGACGGCTGCAATAAAGTTGGTTATTGTTCTGTTACAGGTGTAACGCTGCTTACGCTTTACGATTGTACCCGTAAACTCAATGCCCTTTGTGTAGTGCTGAAAGTAGAATTTCTTAGGATTGAGGCTTAACCCCAATTCGGCCAACTTATCCCGTATCGGCTGCACGGCATTAAGTAATACGGCCTTTTCTTGGTGTATGCAATAGAAATCATCTACATATCGGCCATGATACTTAATGCCCAATTCCTCTATATGCCAATCCAATTCGTTTAACAGGAAATTGGCAAAGAGTTGAGCAAACAGGTTGCCAATGGCTACGCCTTTACCCTCACCGTTGGTAAAAAGCGACTTATTGGCGGGTAGGTAATCCCAATAGTGTAACGGGCTGTGCCGTTCACAATTCTTTTCCGGGCAATGTAAAACGACGATTTGGCAAAGGTATCGTAAATCGTCTATGTCGCTGCCTGTATAGTAGTCCACTATAAAGCGGTCTATCATACCGGCTAACAGGGCTTTGTCGATGCTCATAAAGAAACTCTGCAAATCAAGTTTCATTATCCAGCAACTCCGGGTATAGTTTTCGCTACATTCCTGAATATCGTTTTGCAGTATGTCGATACCGTAAAGTTGCCCTTTGTCCTTACGACAATTAAACGTCCGTGGGCTAAATACCAACTCAAAAAGCGGCTCTAACCTCAATGCTATATAGTGGTGTACTATTCTATCTTCAAAAGAGGCGGCAAACACTTCTCTATAACGTGGCCGCGTTACGACAAAGCAAATTGACTTACCGGGCTGATAGGTGCGCGTATTGATGCGGTCGCGCAAAGCAATAAGTTTGCTTTCGTAGTCCATTTCATAGACTACTGCGCTTGCTGTCCGGCGTTTGCGCCGTCGGCAATCAAAATACGCCTCTAAAAGTCCTTCAGTCGTTACCATATCTGAATTATGTTGTTTACTACGTTTCTGCTTCCGTAAGAAGTGCTGAGACGGGCCGAACTCGATTCGTGTTCGATGCCTTAGTGTTGTTGTTGGCGTTGCCGTTGTTGAGGTTCAGATTCCAGGCGTTGGTCGCGCTGTTCTCGGTTGGCTCGCAATCTGTGGCCTATTAACTTGCTCTTAACCGTAAATGACGGTATAGGCCCCATTTATTACGGAAACTTGCACACTCGGTTAGTCTTAACTTTCCGATTCCGGCTTACTCACTTTCATAAGTGAGTTTTTCCACGCTGTACTTTGCTTGCCTATCGCGTCCATCAGTTCAATGATACGTGCGTGCCGCCCCAAACCTTTTATCCAACGTCTTTCGCCCGCTACCCTTACAAGGGTTTTCAGCGTTTCAAACTTGGCCTTGAAATCTTTTAAGTTCTGTAGTCTATGCTCCTTATCTTGGTAAGCTGCCGCGTCTAACTCTACCAACTTTACAGATAGTCTTTGCATATCTGCGCCAATGGTAAACTTATAGTCTCGCGGGAAATTGGGCGTAACGTCCAAAATCTCGATTAACAACGCTTCGCAATTTAAGTATAGTTGCGTGTTAGATACTAACTTTATCGGTTTGTCTGCCATGCTTGCAAGTTTCGTTGTAATGTTCCCGGCTTTCGCCGGGAACTAAAGGTTAAAGAGTAAGAACTAAAGATTAAGCAATAAATGCTGAGACGGGCCGAACTCGAAGCGCGTTCGATGCCTTAGTGTGGCTGCCGGCGAAGCCGCTGCTGAGGTACAGACCCCAGGCGTTGGCCGCGCTGCCCTCGGTAGAAGTCCAATAGGCGGTTTCCTGTAGTGGCGTTGCACCCGAAATCAGCGAAAGCGCATAGTTAATCTTAGTCATGTTGGCGTAAATCATCATCATTTCGCCCAATGACGGTAGCCACCACTTACCCGCTGTCAGGCCCTTACCGTTAGCGTTTACGCGGCTATATTGGTGGCAGAAGCCGGGGGCGTAGGCGTTGCTACTACATTCCGCGTGTGTAATCTGTGCGGCTGTGTTGGTCTTGCCGTTCCAATCGTTCATAGCCGTAACGCGGTCTGACGTAGTAGTACCGCCTCCGCTTACGGCTGCGCTGCTCCAGTGCATAGCCTCATCGGTTGGGGCCACAACTAAGATTTTGCCGCCCTCTACGATTACTACGCCGTCGGCCACCTCACCCGCTGACTGCTGCGCCGTCCACTTGTGGGGCTTATACATAATCGGGTAATCGTCGCTCTTACGGTGGGTCATAATAAACACACCGTCCATTTGCACGTTTTGGTCTACGCCACCGTTCAAAGCTGCTTTCAGGTTAGCGAGGCTAATAGGTATCAACTTGCCGTTTGCGTCGGCCATCAAAATTTTGTCGGTGCTGTTTACGGTTGTTACCGGGGTTGCTGCACTCACTTTCTTTGTTTGTTTTACTGCCATAATGCTAAAAATTTAATGGGTTATTTAATACGTAAATACTTAGTCCATGCGTAAGGCTTACGACTACCTAAATAGGCCAAATCCTTTTCGTTGGCGTATGCCTCACGCTCAAAGGAAATGTTATGGTACGCCTTATTGCTATTGCGGTACTGCACCAAACGGCAAAGCCATTCAAAGCCGTACCACAAAAAGAAGATAGGCACAAACAGGAAAGCCCAAAGGCCAAATCCTGCTACCCATGCGATAACCGCCAAAGCAACGCCTATAATAAGCATTTCCTTTTGTTGCCGGGCGTGTATCTGCTCATGGTTGTTTGCCACCGTGTTATAGTGGCTTGCTGCGCTGTTACGCACAAAGATAAACGGCCATAAGCACATAGCCAAAAATCCACGAAACGGGATAATGTCGTTAAAGATTACTTTTGTTTTCATAATTGCCATTAGTGTAAATAAATCCAATCGTCAAAGTTCATTAAGAAGAAAGAGAAACTACCATCATTTCGGCTATCATCGTCGGCGGTCTGAACGGTAATAGACGTTTTCGTTTGGGTCTTTACGGATGCGTATAGCGGGTTATCATTATTTTCTACGATTACGCCATACCCGCAAACCATAGCGAAAACACTATTTGCGTCTGCAAACCAACTATTATTATTCCATGATACGGTATAAACACCTGTGCCGCCTCTTGAAACGGTTAATGTCGTACCGTCGAAAGAATGGTAGGAAATAGTCGCGCCGCTCGCTGTGCCTGTAACGCGGCCAACGGCTAACATCTTCATGTGATGCCCATAACGCGAAACCGTACCTAAGTCTATACGTTTTAATACTATCCAGCCGTAGAAACTATTTGTGTCGCCATAGCCCAATAACTCTACGGCTTCACGACTTAACTTAATAGTGGACTTTTGTACACCATCTTCGTAGAAATACTTACCACTTGGCGCGTTTAGTTGGGCGTAGCCGCTCGACGTGCTATAACTGCCGTTCCAATAATAGTTAGTGATAACTACCTTACGCCCGGATTGGTCGGTAGTCCACGGCAAAGCGTAAGTAGATTGTGAGCCGGAATAAACGGCCACATTGTCCGAAAAGTCATCTGAAAACGTACCGCCCTGCCCTAAATACGTAAACGGGCTACGCAAACCGCCTCTAACGTATGCGTCCGTTTGGTACACCTTGCCGGATAACAAGTTTACGGCGTAGAACGGGGCAAAGCATTTTTCTACTAACTTACTGCTCGTTACAAATCCACCTGCGCCCGTTGCGTGGTACAACTGAATGTAGTAATTACCTGATACCGTAATGTGAACGTAGCCACTTCGTGTAACGCTCGATGTGCTATTAAGATTAACAGGCGTATGCGTAATGCTGCCATCGGTCTTTTGCAATCTCACGTAAAGCGGATTATTTGCGTTGCCCGTGTAGCCCGTGCAAGTCAGGTTGTAGACGCGCCCGGCTTCCAAATATACTGTGTCGCGGTTTGCGGTTGCCGCCGTACTGCTTATGCTTGTCGTGCCTGTGCTGCTATGCTTCACTATGTCAGCACCTAACGGGCTGTTAGCATTAAACAGATTATAGGCTAATTCGCTTTGGAAAGTCTGGCCTTTTGTGTAAGTCGTGCTATCTATCTTACCGTTGGCAGATATAAGCCAACTACCGCTAACAATAGCGTCGCCAAAAAATCCATGATTTGCAAACAGGACGTTGGCGGCAATCATAGCCACTTTGTCCGATAGCGTCCAATAACTCGTATTAGTTGGCAGTATGCTTTTGTTTACGTGCGATTGGGTGCAAATATAGTAATTGCCGTTATAAAGCACAATATCCAAATACGGCTCTCCCTCTTTGCCCGCGTAGAATTGATAATTAACCGTTCCCGATTCCGTGCAATCGCTCCAGGCTTGCGGGCCTCGTAGGGCCGGGCCTCTGTTACCCTGACTGCCGGGCTTGCCATACGTTCCTATTATCTGGGGCGTAGTATTGGCTGTTGCGCCATCGGTATAGGTGATTTTCTCGTAGTTCCAAAGATAGCACTTTGTTTCGGTCATGGCCTGTAGCCCTGTAGTCCATCCTGACGTAGACGTAGTAACGCCTGACGCTGCCGACGTAGCAAGGAAATACGCCGTAACGGATGCTATACCCCTGCCAGTATTTCCGGGGTCGCCTGGTTCTCCTTTATCGCCGTAGACACCTATAATAACGGGGTCTGTGTTGGCTGTGCTGCCATCGGTATAGGTGACGGTCTCGTAGTTCCAAAGGTACTTCTTTGTGTTGGTGACGGTCTGAATACTCGTAGTCCATCCCGTCGTAGAGCGTGTAACGCCTGACGATGCCGACGTGGCTAAGTAGTGTTCCGTTATCGACGAAATGCCTACGCCCTTGTCGCCATAAGTGCCAATGATTACGGGCGTAGTCGTAGAGGTTGTGCCGTTAGAATAGGTGATTACCTCGTAGTTCCAAAGATATTTCTTTGTGGCCGTGACGGTCTGAATACTCGTAGTCCAACCGCTTGTAGAGGTCGTAACGCCTGAACTTGACGCGGTGGCTAAGTAGTATTCTGTCACCGACGAAATGCCTACGCCGGTATCGCCGTAGACACCTATAATAACGGGGTCTGTGTCGGCTGTGCTGCCATCGGTATAGGTGACGGTCTCGTAGTTCCAAAGGTACTTCTTTGTGTTGGTGACGGTCTGAATAC